TCAGCCGTCGAGACACCACTATCAGTAACGCTAATATTCATCACGGCATAGTTGGAAACGTTGCCTCTGTTATCCTGTACTGTGGCTCCAACATTCCACGAATTTACACCTTCGCTTTTATAAGCCGGTAAAGTGATCTGCCATGATGTGCCATTTCCACTGATCTTGCCGCCAGCCGCAGTGAATGCACTATCATTCCACTGTACAGACTTGATACCACCACTAGCATTGTTGATTGTCAGTGTTACAGGGATGATTGATTCCCCCTCCCCCTGAACAGACTCTGGCAAACTGATTTTCAGTGCATGCTTCTTCTTGTACTCCAGAACAATGTTGTTATTTCGTTCAACAAAATCATAACGCCGGTTCTGGACTTCTCGCATAACAGCAACATTGTCACTGCTAAGCTGTTCAGCAAGGGAAACGCCCGGGCGATAATTAAACTCAACACCAAAGGTTGTATCGTGAACGTTGCTCTGTCCTTGCTTATGCTGTGCAGAAAACTTAATCAGAGGAACTGGTGTATAAGAAATTCCCCCAGTAACTGCGTAAGGGTTTTCCTGCAGATTATCGCTTCCAAATAACCCGACATTTTTACCATAATATTTTTCAAACTGAATGGATGCCCCTAATTGCGGATAAGCAGGTAGCCATCCTTCAGCAGAAAAATCCCAGCCATTTGCGGGTCTTTCCAGATAATCATCAATATCCCGACTGTTCTTCCAGTCAGACAAACCAAAATAGGTATTTACACCAAGCCTGAAATAATCTCTCCAGTACTCAACCCCAAAACCTGCACGAGAGTGACTGCGACTTAAATCGTAATCATAGAAAACATTCGCACCCAACATTGCGTTATCAGGAGTGAAATGACGAATCCCCAAACCAATATTGGTCTGATTTCGGTCATCAGTACGATGTAGTGATGTCTGACTGAAAAGCACATAATCCTGAGTATCCAGCCATGGATATAAAAAGTCGAATGATGAATCCTTCAAGGAAAAAGAATCATCGACATTAAGCTTGATGCGCGCATTGCCATATTGTTGCAACCAGTCGACGACCTCTTTTGTCGCCTGAGTTGATAAAGTATTTACAGCAAAACTACTTGCATTATTATTCGCCAGGCTCTGACCTGCACTTGCTGCAAATGAGGCCACTTTATTTGCATGCTCATCGCTGGCATAAGTTTGCGTAACATCTTTATTACCAGATGATGCAAAACTGTTTGCTGGGATCAAAGAAAGAGAAACTGGAGATAATATCTGGGTAACAATTACCGACCATGTAATCGCGCCAGATGCAGTTTTTTTTAACTTTTTATTCACAGTGGTCATAGTTCAATCAACGTTATGAATATAATGAAAAAAATAACTGGTATGACAAGAGGCGCGAAATATACAGCTCGTTACAAAAAAATCAACTCAAAAATAAAATAAAATCTCTGCATAAACTTTATGGCTAAATGATTTCACAACAATGGAAGAAAAATTTTGTTGCTCACGCAATCAATCATTTCGGGCGTTACAACTAGTCCTAGATTATATTCGCTAGGTATACTTTATTTTTAAGCTAATACTTTAGCTCTATTTCATCGCTCCTTTCAGCCCGAACTTAGCTTTGATTTCTGCGATCTTCGCCAGAGCCTGTGCACGATTTAGAGGCCTACCGCCCATGACAGGAAGTTGTTTTACTGGTTCAGGTATAGCCTCACCACGGTTAATTCGCGCGGTCATACAGGCCAGTTCATCGGCAGCCTTGCGCCGTAATTCCGCGTCAGTCAACGCATTGGCCCGCATGTTCTGGTACAGGTTGGTAACCAACCAGTAGTGCGCGTTTGATTTCCATGGATAAGACTCTGCGTCCGGATACAGGCCACGCTTCCGGCAATACTCGTAAACCATATCAACCAGCTCGCTGGCGTTTGGCAGCCCGGCGGTAACGGATGTTTCTTCCCGGCACCAGGCAACAAACTGCCCGGGTGATGGCAGGAATGGTCGATTCTGCCGACGGGCTACGCGCATTCCTGCGTTAACCTGTTCCATTGTGGTGATCCCATTTTCCCGGAAAGCCAGCACCCACTGGCGGCGGATTTCGTTCAGTTCGTTCTGGTCCCGGTTAGCCAGGCTCGCCGGGAAAGTTGCCAGTAACTGGCTGAACACACCATTGATGATCTGCGCTACCAGCTGTACCTGCGGCTTTTCGTCGTACTGTTCCGGCATGTTATTGGCGATCCGACGCATCTGCTCACGGTCAAAGTTAACCATCTGTGCGGCGATGTTTTTCATAAATCCACCCCATAAATCCAGTCAGTGTTTGTCAGGTCGAGTTTTGATTTTCCGGCTGTCACGCCAGCCTGTTGCTTGTTACGGTTGATTTCGAGTTGGGTCCACTTGTCGCGGAGTTTGGCCGGACTTAGCACGTTACCGGACCAGAAGTTGTCCTGGCATGCCCAGCGGAACAGTACACACATGTCGCGGTGGTTACGTCCGTCACGTTCACGCATCAGGCGGATATCGTTAGCCCACCCTGCAAAATTCGGTTTTCTGGCTGATGGCGCGATGGTCTTCACCATGTCAAACATCCACTCTGCGGCGGTCAGGTCTTCTGCTGTCCCCCACTTGCTGCCGCTCTGAATTGCAGCATCCGATTTCACCACAGGAAGATCGTTTTCTGGTTGGTCAGAGGATTCGTCAGAATTCTCGGACGAAAAAGGTTTTATATTGTCTTTTGTTAGTTTGTCTTTTGTGTTTACCTGATTCGGGTAAACGCCTTTACCTGATTTGGGTAAACTTTTCTTACCTGATTCAGGTAAATTTACCTCTTTCAGGTAAACTTTATTTTTCTTACCTGATTCGGGTAATGTTGACCATTCACTGACCACATTATTAATGCCGATATTTCGCCCGCTCTGAATAAGAATCCCACGCTTTACCAGAACGCTTTTTGCAGCAGAACACTTGTGCGGCAATATCCCGGTCAATTCGGAAAGTTGCTCGTTGCTCACCCAATCCAGTTTTTTATTAAAGCCATATGTTTTGCGCATGACAGCCAGGAAGACCAGAAGCTGGTGCTGTGTTAATCCGGCCAGCATCACAGCTTCCAGCAACTCATTTGCAATGCGCGTATAACCATCGTCGAGATCTGCCACGCGCGGCTCCTTTTGTGCCACATCCGGCACTGGAAAATTGAATATCTCAGCAGTGTTTGCCATAATTCCTCCCGCAATGAGTGTGGCAACGACATCCTGATTATCTTCAGCCGACCAGGCGCGGACGGCATCACGGATTTTTTCGTGGCCTGGCACCTGTTTTGTTTGAGAACGATTTATCACCGCAGTCGGGCTAAATCCGCTAGTCTGTTGGTATGTAAGTGGTTGCATAATTGACTCCTTTAGTTTGAATTGACTGTTAAGTTGATTGCTTATTGTTAAAGAGCGTGAAATGGAAATTTAAGCTGCGTTCTTTTCGGTGTGTGGAAACAACTTCGGAAGATCCGGGCGAATCTGGTATGCCTTCACTACTCCACCAGTAGCCGTAACAATGCTGCCGACATGTTCAGGGGATACCTTTGCTTTGTTGTGAAGCCACTTATAGACGGCCTGCTGTGAAACTTCGCAGGCAGCGCCCAGTTTCTTTTGTGAACCAACGATATTGATCGCTGTTTTGATAGCTGGGTTCATAACAACCTCCGTGGTTAATTTGAATCAAGATTAAAACTATGGTTGTTTTTAGTCAACAACCATTTTCGTTTGATGGAATAAAACCTTGGTTGTACATTTGGACTATGAAAACAACACTCTCAGAAAGACTTAAAGAAGCCAGATTAGCGCGAGGCCTTACACAAAAGGCGCTTGGGGATTTGGTCGGGGTTAGCCAAGCTGCTATTCAGAAAATCGAAACAGGGAAAGCTAACCAAACAACTAAAATCGTGGAGATCGCGAACGCTTTGGGTGTGCGCGCAGAATGGTTATCTTCTGGCGTTGGAAATATGTCAGACAGTACAGTGCAACCAATACTATCAACTGTCAGCCATTCCAAATACTTTAAGATTGACGTTCTTGATATAGAAGTCAGTGCTGGGCCGGGAGTCATCAACCGTGAGTTTGTAGAAGTTCTACGCTCGGTTGAGTACTCGTTTGACGATGCTCGTCACATGTTCGATGGTAGGAAGGCGGAAAATATCCGCATCATTAACGTGCGTGGTGACAGCATGTCAGGAACGATCGAACCAGGTGATCTGCTGTTCGTTGATATCACAGTTAAATCTTTCGACGGTGATGGTATCTATGCGTTTCTGTACGACGACACAGCCCATGTAAAGCGCCTGCAAATGATGAAGGATAAGCTACTGGTTATCTCTGATAACAAGAGCTACTCGCCGTGGGACCCAATTGAGAAAGACGAGATGAACCGGGTGTTTATCTTCGGGAAAGTTATTGGGAGCATGCCGCAGACCTACAGGAAGCATGGGTAGGTAGTATGTAAAGAATTACCTTTGGTTGATTTGTAATAGCTACCGATTACGTTATCGGTAGCTATAAGAAATTTTTATGTCTTTACTGTGTTTATTTATTCAATACTAGTTGGACTATAGCAATGAAAGATAACAGACAAAAAGTCGTTCATTATAAAAAAGCAGTAATCCCACACAGCAAATCATCATTACAAAACATACTACTTAGTATTATAGGTGAGGGCGGCGTTGCAGAAAAAGTACTTAGTAGACAAGAAAAAATAACACCTTCAGATGAAAATTCGGGGTATCGTTTCTTAAATAAAAGCGACACATACAAAACTATACTTTTTGGGCAACTGGTTTTATTTGAAAAAGACAAAAGCCAGTCTCTATTAGAGCTTAGTGATAATGTTAAATTTTATGACATTAACTCCATCACGTCTAATGATATAATTATTGATGGAGATAAACGTAGTGACAAAAAAGAGAGTTTGTAGATTCAATTTTATATTTTGGTGTACTAAACAACCATGTCATGATCGTTCAATCCACATCGCTTCGAGCAAGGGAGCTTGAGGCGCATTTGAATTGGCTAATTAATACATTCACAGATGAAAAAGAATCTGTGTTAATGCTTCAAGATAAGCCATCCGAAGAAACGATGAAAAAAATGGAGAAAGCACCAGCCAAGAGCATAAAAATTGGTGGATTACCCATTACTTCAGAAGTTAAAAATTCAGAGAACCAAACACCCTCCTTTTCAAATGGTTCGGTGAAGACAATAAAATACCGCCCAATAGGGAAAGGAGGTGCGCTACTAAAAGCATTTTTTGGCGATAACTGGGCAAATGATATAAACATTAAAGATTCATTAGATGAGGCCAATTTACAAGTAAGCCTCGAGATTACATACTTCAGAAAAACAAATGATAGCGGTCAAGCTGTTATAGACAGTATTGCTACCTCACTACGACATCTAGATGAGGATGATATTAGCATCAAACTTCAAGGCGGTGGGGAAATAACGGGAAAAGAGATAAAATTATCCGGAAAAATTAGCGTTGAATATAACAATGGCATTATTGATGAAAATGATTTATTCTTAAAAATGCATAAGTGGCTGTTCTCAAAACTTGATGCCGGAGAATTGGTTGCAAAATAACCTACCAAAAGGAGGGCGATAATGAAATCGAACATCATCCACCTTATTGGTATGTTGGTCTTCTATTTTGCTGGTTACTTTTTGTTCAAGTCAGCATTGGGCTATATTACACCGGGTGTTGTCCTAACTGCTCCGTGGGCTGTGGTTGGACTCATGCAATTGCCATTATCATATTGTATACAAGCCATTTTTAAGGCAAATGAGGCCAATGACCACTCGTCTTTAACCCCTAGTGAGGTTAGGCGATTAGTGCCAATAGTCAAATCCAAGAGACTGAAATTGGTTTTATTATTAGCTTTCTATGTATTTTCAACTTTGTTTGTAATCTTGGGGTTAATAGCAAGCACAAATGATCAAGCCCTACTCTTCAGGGTCTTAAAAATTTCAGGTGGATTACTCTTTATTTCTCTCTATACCAGTGTATTCGTTCATAAAATAATGGTTGAGCTTCAAGAGTTTAAAGCGTTATTAAACCGAAGAGAATCAGAGAAGAAGGAAAGAGAGTCACTCCTTGATAGATTAAAATGACCCCCCTCCCCGGCCGTCGTGCCGGGTTTTCTTTTGCCACCCCTCATCACACACCGTTCAAAAAACCACCATACCCCCCGCTTCAGTTATCGCTATGCGATGCAAGTCACAAAATAAATCCATCCTAAATACAACCAGTTATATCTAAAACAACCAATGAAACAACTTTTGTTGTTGACGGTAAAACAACCATAGTTTTAAATGAGTTCATCGCAACAACACAACGATACGGCAACCACCTGATTCACCGTTGCGATGACCGCTTAGATCCGCAGCTTGAATTTCAGCAGGCTCCGGGGAGTGCGAGGGGTGAAACGGACGTGTGAACGTCGGTGTGACCAGCTGAAATCAACTCAACACCTCATACCTCAGTCGCTTCAACGAGGCGGCTTAGTTATGACAACCGGCGGCCATCCACCGCCTGAATACGCGCAGAAGTCTCTATATGTTCAGCAGCCCAGCTTACGGGCAGGAGTTTTTATGGTTCATCAACATTACGGAACGCAGACCGTTAATCGAGGTGCGGTCATGCCAGGAATGCTGGTCAAACACAAAGATGGTACCTGGACTGCATCAGCTAATTTACGCGGACGGCTTTATCTGCATCGCGGCATCGAGCGCACTTATACCCGTGATTTGCTCGTGGAAGTTTTTCTCGACGGACGCGGTAACGGCCTGAATCACTAATCCCCTTTCCTGTTTTCCTAATCAGCCTGGCATTTAGCGGGCGATATTTTCACAGCCATTTTCAGGAGTTCAGCCATGAACGCTTATTACATTCAGGATCGTCTTGAGGCTCAAAGCTGGGCGCGTCACTACCAGCAGATCGCCCGTGAAGAGAAAGAGGCAGAACTGGCAGACGACATGGAAAAAGGCCTGCCCCAGCACCTGTTTGAATCGCTATGCATCGATCATTTGCAACGCCACGGGGCCAGCAAAAAAGCCATTACCCGTGCGTTTGATGACGATGTTGAGTTTCAGGAGCGCATGGCAGAACACATCCGGTACATGGTTGAAACCATTGCTCACCATCAGGTTGATATTGATTCAGAGGTATAAAACGGATGAGTACAGCACTCGCAACGCTGGCAGGGAAGCTGGCTGAACGTGTCGGCATGGATTCTGTCGACCCACAGGAACTGATCACCACTCTTCGCCAGACAGCATTTAAAGGCGATGCCAGCGATGCGCAGTTCATCGCATTGCTGATCGTCGCCAACCAATACGGCCTTAATCCGTGGACGAAAGAAATTTACGCCTTCCCTGATAAGCAGAACGGCATCGTTCCGGTGGTGGGCGTTGATGGCTGGTCCCGCATCATCAACGAAAACCAGCAGTTTGACGGCATGGACTTTGAACAGGACAATGAATCCTGTACATGCCGGATTTACCGCAAGGACCGTAATCATCCGATCTGCGTTACCGAATGGATGGATGAATGCCGCCGCGAACCATTCAAAACTCGCGAAGGCAGAGAAATCACGGGGCCGTGGCAGTCGCATCCCAAACGAATGTTACGGCATAAAGCCATGATTCAGTGTGCCCGTCTGGCCTTCGGATTTGCTGGTATCTATGACAAGGATGAAGCCGAGCGCATTGTCGAAAATACTGCATACACTGCAGAACGCCAGCCGGAACGCGACATCACTCCGGTTAACGATGAAACCATGCAGGAGATTAACACTCTGCTGATCGCCCTGGATAAAACATGGGATGACGACTTATTGCCACTCTGTTCCCAGATATTTCGCCGCGACATTCGTGCATCGTCAGAACTGACACAGGCCGAAGCAGTAAAAGCTCTTGGATTCCTGAAACAGAAAGCCGCAGAGCAGAAGGTGGCAGCATGACACCGGACATTATCCTGCAGCGTACCGGGATCGATGTGAGAGCTGTCGAACAGGGGGATGATGCGTGGCACAAATTACGGCTCGGCGTCATCACCGCTTCAGAAGTTCACAACGTGATAGCAAAACCCCGCTCCGGAAAGAAGTGGCCTGACATGAAAATGTCCTACTTCCACACCCTGCTGGCTGAGGTTTGCACCGGTGTGGCTCCGGAAGTTAATGCTAAGGCGCTGGCCTGGGGAAAACAGTACGAGAACGACGCCAGAACCCTGTTTGAATTCACTTCCGGCGTGAATGTTACTGAATCCCCGATCATCTATCGCGACGAAAGTATGCGCACCGCCTGCTCTCCCGATGGTTTATGCAGTGACGGCAATGGCCTTGAGCTGAAATGCCCGTTTACCTCCCGGGATTTCATGAAGTTTCGGCTCGGTGGTTTCGAGGCCATAAAGTCGGCTTACATGGCCCAGGTGCAGTACAGCATGTGGGTGACACGAAAAGATGCCTGGTACTTTTCCAACTATGACCCGCGTATGAAGCGTGAAGGCCTGCATTATGTCGTGGTTGAGCGGGATGAAAAGTACATAGCGAGTTTTGACGAGATGGTGCCGGAGTTCATCGAAAAAATGGACGAGGCACTGGCTGAAATTGGTTTTGTATTTGGGGAGCAATGGCGATGAAGCATCCTCACGATAATATCCGGGTAGGCGTGATCGCTTTCGTCCACTCCGTTACGAAGCGAGGCTGGGTATTTCCCGGCCTTTCTGTTATCAGAAATCCACTGAAAGCGCAGCGGCTGGCTGAGGAGATAAATAATAAACGGGGGGCTGTATGACTGATTTCACCGGAAGCAATACTCCTGCCGAACATCGCGACAGCTGGCGCACACCACCAGAGATTTTTGCTGCGCTGAATGCAGAGTTCGTTTTTCAACTTGATGCTGCAGCCAACGAAAAAAACCGGCTATGTCGGCTTTTTATCTCACAGGAGCAGAACACATTAACCACTTCATGGCCTGAAGCAATGGGATATGCCTCTGGTTATGTCTGGCTGAATCCACCATACAGCAATATTTCCCCTTTTGTGAAAAAGGCAGCCACCGAAAACAAATTCAGTAGTGTGGGATGTGTAATGTTATTGCCTGCTGACACGTCTGTCGGATGGTTTCATGAAGCGATACAAACCGCCAGTGAGGTCAGATTCATCACAGCAGGACGACTGGCATTTATTAACCCACTCACCGAGAAACCCGTGAGTGGAAATAATAAAGGCTCGATGCTCATTATCTGGCACCCATACCCCCGTACACACTGCCACTTTACGACCGTTGATCGTGGCGAGTTGATGGCGTTCGGCTCAAGGATTCTTGCCCGTCGGGAGGCTGCATGACAACCACGGAATGCATTTTTCTGGCAGCGGGCTTCATATTCTGTGTGCTTATGCTTGCCGACATGGGACTTGTTCAATGACACCTCAGCAAGAAAACGCCCTTCGCAGTATTGCCCGTCAGGCTAATTCTGAAATCAAAAAAGCCAGACAGCAGTTTCCGGATAAAAACGTCGATGACATTTGCCGTAGCGTACTGAAGAAGCACCGCGAAACGGTAACGCTGATGGGATTCACACCGACTCATTTAAGTCTGGCAATCGGTATGTTAAACGGCGCCTTTAAGGAACGGTGAACATGAAAAGCAAAATCCTCAGGGAGCTACAGGCTCCTTTTTTATTGTTCGCATTCACCCTCAAGCGTATTAACCAACAATTCAGGGATTAATGGAAGATGGCAGACATCATTGATTCAGCATCAGAAATAGAAGAATTACAGCGCAACACAGCAATAAAAATGCGCCGCCTGAACCACCTGGCTGTATCTGCCACTCATTGTTGTGAGTGTGGCGATCCGATAGATGAACGAAGACGACTGGCCGTTCAGGGTTGTCGGACTTGCGCCAGTTGCCAGCAAGATCTGGAGCTTATCCGCAAACAAAGGGGGATTAAGTGATGGCTAACCTGCAACTTGCTGTTAAAAGTGAATACTTCGATTCCATGATTCGCGGAGAGAAAACGGAAGAGTATCGCTTGTGTAATGACTACTGGAATAAGCGAATTATGTTCCGGGAATATGACCGCCTGATTATCACAAAGGGATATCCGAAGCGCGACGATTCCAGTCGCAGAATTGATGTTCCGTATGACGGATATGAAGTGAAGACAATCACACATCCGCACTTTGGCGATAAACCGGTAAAGGTGTTCGCTATAAAGGTGAATATCAGCACTGAATATCAATCCGCACAACACAAGGTCAAGAATGTTCAGAGTGATTGACCCTAACACCTGGTACGTCGACCACCACGGCACTCCCTGCAAAATCCTGCGTTCTACCCACAACAAAGTTCACTACATCCGAAAAGGCAGAACATGTATCGCCAGCATGTTCCGCTTTAATCATGACTTTGAACCTGTGAATAAAGCTGATGCAGATCGGATAGCAGAAGAGATCGAAACGGCAGAACACATTAAGAAGTTACGTGACATGCGCAGGAAATAGAAAAATTGATAAATTCAATACTGCATTTCTCAGCATTAAATTTATCTCTATGACCAGTCAAGAGATGTACCTGCCATGAGCTTAATATCATGTCAGATATATCGGTCACAAACTCCCTCAGCAGCTAAGAGGAGGACAAATGTCTCGACTAATCACTTTACAGGACTGGGCTAAAGAAGAATTTGGGGACTTAGCACCAAGTGAGCGAGTTCTGAAAAAATACGCGCAAGGGAAAATGATGGCCCCACCCGCTATAAAAGTTGGTCGCTACTGGATGATTGACCGAAATTCCCGTTTTGTAGGAACGCTTGCAGAACCGCAACTCCCAATAAACGCAAACCCAAAACTCCAAAGGATAATCGCTGATGGCTGCTAGACCCCGATCTCACAAAATCTCTATACCCAATTTATATTGCAAATTAGATAAGCGAACCGGAAAGGTATATTGGCAATACAAACATCCACTATCCGGTCGTTTTCATAGCTTAGGAACTGATGAGAATGAAGCAAAACAAGTTGCTACTGAAGCAAATACCATTATTGCTGAACAACGTACTCGACAAATATTAAGCGTCAATGAGCGTCTGGAAAGAATGAAAGGCAGGCGCTCAGACATTACGGTGACAGAATGGCTTGATAAATATATTTCTATCCAGGAGGACAGGCTGCAACATAATGAACTAAGACCCAACTCCTATCGGCAAAAAGGCAAACCCATTCGTCTTTTCCGTGAGCATTGTGGAATGCAACACCTCAAGGATATTACCGCACTTGATATTGCCGAAATAATTGATGCTGTAAAGGCTGAAGGTCATAACAGGATGGCGCAAGTCGTGAGAATGGTGTTGATCGACGTCTTCAAAGAAGCACAACACGCAGGACATGTTCCGCCAGGATTTAACCCAGCGCAGGCAACAAAACAACCGCGAAATCGAGTAAACCGCCAAAGATTATCACTGCCCGAATGGCAGGCAATATTTGACAGCGTAAGCAGACGGCAGCCCTATTTAAAATGCGGGATGCTACTTGCTCTTGTCACTGGACAACGTTTAGGCGATATCTGCAATTTGAAATTCTCTGATATCTGGGACGACATGTTGCACATTACTCAGGAAAAAACCGGTTCAAAACTTGCTATTCCGCTTAACCTGAAATGCGATGCTCTGAATATTACCCTTCGTGAAGTTATATCTCAGTGCAGGGATGCTGTTGTTAGTAAATATCTGGTCCATTACCATCACACTACCTCTCAAGCAAACAGAGGAGACCAGGTTTCTGCAAATACTCTGACAACGGCTTTTAAAAAGGCCAGGGAAAAATGTGGCATAAAATGGGAGCAAGGAACTGCGCCCACATTTCATGAGCAGCGATCTCTGTCAGAACGGTTATATCGGGAACAGGGTCTGGATACGCAAAAGTTGTTAGGTCATAAATCCAGAAAAATGACCGACCGATACAATGATGATCGTGGTAAAGACTGGATTATCGTAGATATCAAAACAGCATAGAAAATAGCCAGTTTTTGGGAAGGGTTTTGGGGAAAGTTTTGGGGAAGATTTTACATCATC